AACGTCAAGCCGAACTTGCAGCCCAAACTGAAATGAATGCAGGTAAGTTAGCGCTAGAAACTACTTACCTAGAAACTAAACGAGCAATAACTTTAGAGAATAACACACTTGACTTAGATTTACTAAAAGAGCAAACAGATAAGGAAGCTGCGGTTAATGAAGCGGCTAGACTTGCTGAAGCTGAGAAGCAAAAAGCAGCTCTTAATGCTGAAAGAAATAGGAAGTTAAAAAACTTCAACATGATAATGGATTTAACGAAGGATTCATTACAAGGTATATCTGATATTGTTGGTGCGTTTGCAGGTAAATCAATAGGCGCACAAAAGAAAGCGTTTAACACTCAGAAAAAACTCAATATTGCAATGGCAACTATTGACACTATTAAAGGGGCGGTTTCAGCATTTACGGGAATGACTGCTACAATCCCTGGCCCTGTTGGTTTAGCATTAGGTGCGGTTGCTGCGGCTGGTGTAGTTGCTTCGGGTGTAGCGAATGTTAAGAAGATTACATCTACTCAGTTTGAAGGTGGTGGAGGTGTAAGTGCGTCAACGGGTGCTGGTGTAAGTGGCTCAGTAGGTCAAGCTAGTAATCCTGCATCGTTTAACGTGGTCGGTAACTCTAATACAAATCAGATAATGGAAGGACTGAATAATCAACAACCCGTTAAAGCATATGTTGTAAGTGGTGAGGTTACAAGTGGTCAGTCGTTAGATAGGAATCAAATTAAAACAGCAACGTTATAAATAAGTTATACTAATACTATGGAGAAATTACAAGAAATTGAATTAACTATAAAGAATGCAGACGATGGTGTATTTGCTATTTCATTAGTTGATAGTCCTGCAATCGAAGAGAACTTTGTTGCCTTAGCCTCACAAGATGTTGAGTTTAAAGTAGTCGATGAAGAAAGACGTATTGTAGTAGGTTTTGCATTAGTTCCTGAGAAACGAATTTTACGTTTAATGGGTGGTAAGAAGTTCAACATCTACTTTACTAAAGAAACTATTGCTACGGCTGCTGAAGACTTCATGAAGAAGATGATGTTAAAGAAGTTCACAACGGATCATGAAGAAAAGGTTGACGGTGTTACAGTTATCGAATCATGGGTTGTAGAAGATGCTAAACATGACAAGTCTAACATCTACGGTTTAGGTGCTAAGGGTGGTGAATGGGTGTTGATGTCGAAGATTGATAACGATGCAGTTTGGAATGAAGTCAAAGCAGGTAAGTTTAAAGGATATAGTATAGAAGCTCGTTTTGATGGGTTTGAACAGTTACAAAGTAAAACAGAAGAAACAATGGAAGAACAAATTATTAAAGAATTGAATGCGGTGTTGTCAAGTCAGAAGGTGGAGTTGGCTTCATTAGACACTATACAAAAAGACACGAAGGCAGTTGATACTATGCTTAATGCTTATGTTAAAATGCAAGATGATTTAAAGGCAAAAGGTAGAGAATTAAGAGCATTGAACGACACTTTTACAAAGGATGCAAAAGCATTAGGAATAGACCCTAGACCATTGACTTTAGATACAATAAAATTGTTAGGTAAATTAGAATTTAGAGATTTAAAGTAATATGCCAAAAATACTTAAACCAAAACTTAAAGACTACCTGATTAAGTCAGGCGGTCAAGGTGTAGGCTCTCTAATCGGAGGTCACACAAGTACTATTACTCAGATAGTAAGAAGTTGAATTTTTAGATTACTTCTATTGATAATACCTTCTATAATATTATAGTTATAATGAAGGGTAATAAGCTTGTTTAAGGATTCCTCCTTAACGAACCTATTACCCTTTTTCCGATTATCAATTGCACTTAATAATTCGAAATTTGAATAGTGATTTAAAGCATAAACTTCTTCAAGTGTAGACGCTAAAGATACTGGCACTATATGGTCTAGCTCTACATTTTTTTCTGAAATAGTAAATTTGCTGTCTTTTGTTATATATTCTCTAAAATAGTCAAAGCTACAACCTAGTATTTCAGTTGTTCTTTTACCTTTTTTATATTTAATATTTCTAAACCCATTAGCAATAGCCCCTCTTATTCTACTAATTTCTTTTTTTACAACACAATCACTTTTATACGTGTACTTAGCGTATGCTGCTGACTTGCAATCTATGCATCTGGAATTAAAGAAGCCTAGGTACAAAGTATCTGCGGAATCATATCTATCATATTCTTTCGGTGCCTTACAAGTAGTGCAATAAAAAGTTGTTGATACAGTTTTAAAAATCAACGATAAACGGAATTTATTTAATTTATTAACCTTAGAATATTTATTTATTCTATTGGCTAATTCTTTATTTATTATAAGGTTAAAATCTATTTCTTTTTCTTGGTAGTCATCAACTTCTAGAATTGTAAAACCCTTTTTTACAAATTCCTCTAGTTTAGTTATATTCTCTTGTTTTGGTTTGTATTTTATATTTCTTCTCATTTCAAATATTATTAAGTGCATAACAAATATAGTCAAAATTTTCAAATTTACAACAGAACATATTGCTTTTTGTTATTTAGTTATAACAAGTATAAAAACATGAAGGAAACAATCAACACAATCCTACGCAAAGTAGGTTTAAAGGCAGTAGAGGTTAAGTTAGAGCAAATGAAACTAGCTGATGGAGTTACTGTTATCGAAGCTGAATTATTCGAAGCAGGTCAACCTGTATTCGTAATTACTGAAGATGCACAAATAGCTTTACCAATCGGTGAGTACGTTTTAGAAGATGAGCGTGTATTAGTAGTTTTAGAAGAAGGTGTAATTGCTGAGATTAAAGAGCAAGAAGAAGAAGTAGAAGAAGTAGAAGAAGCACCAGTTGCTGAAGTACCTGAAACTGAAATGGCTCAACCACAAGCACCAACTGCTAAGAAAGTAATCGAATCAATTGTTAAGGAAACACAGTTTTCTTCAAGCGAGAAAGACGCTAAGATTGCTGAACTAGAAGCTAGAATTGCTGAGTTAACAAAAGTAGAGTTATCAGATGATGCACCTGCTGCTGAACCAATCAATCACAACCCTGAGAATGCACAACCTGTTGAAGTATTTAGATACGCTAAACGTTCTGCACAATCTCCAATGGATAGAGTATTAACTAAATTATATAAATAAATATGCCAATCACAACTTCAAATGATGTATTGAGAGTTAGAAAAGCTCAAAGTACCGTAACAGCTTCAACAACATTTACTGCTGCTGACGCTGGTAAAGAATACAACGTTGCTACTGATGCACTTGTACTTACTTTACCTTTAATCGATGCTAATAACATCGGTATGACTTTTACATTCCGTAATACGGGTGCTGACGGTGCTAACCTAATCACTTTAGACCCTAACGCTGCTGATGGTTTCAATGGTTCAATTGCTAATGCTGCTGCTGATTCAGTTGCTTCAGGTGTGGTTAACAAAGACCTTGTAAACACTAAAGCTACTTCTAACAACGGAGATTTCGTAACAATTACTGCGGTTGCTGCTACTAAGTGGTATGTTACAGGTGGTGTTGGAATTTGGGCTTCACAAGCATAATAGAAATTAAATAAATAATATAAAGAAATGGCTACACAAACTAATATGACTACTACTTACGCTGGAGAATTTGCAGGTAAGTATATCGCTGCTGCGATTTTGTCAGCTAACACAATCGAATCAAACTTAATTACGGTTAAACCAAACATTAAGTTTCGTGAAACATTAAAAAACATCTCAGTTAACGACATCGTTAAGAATGGTGGGTGTGACTTTGATCCAACGTCAACAGTTACATTAACTGAGCGTACTCTACAACCTGAATCATTAAAGGTAAACTTACAATTGTGTAAGGCTGATTTCCGCTCTGATTTTGATGCTGTATCAATGGGTTATTCTGCTCATGATGTACTACCTAAATCTTTCGCTGATTTCTTAATCGCACACGTAGCTGCTAAGGTTGCTGCTAAGATGGAAACGACTATCTGGAGTGGTGTTACTGCTAACCAAGGTGAGTTTGATGGATTTGAAACGTTGTTAGCTGCTGATGCTGCTTTACCATCTGCTCAAGAAGTTGCTGGTGCTGCTGTAAGTGCTGCTACAATCGTAGTTGAGTTGCGTAAGATTATCGCTGCTACTCCTGACCGTTTATGGGGACACGAAGGTTTTGCTATCTACTGTTCACAAGCTATCTTTAAGGCTTATATCCAATCATTAGGTGGATTCGGTCCTTCAGGATTAGGTGGTAATGGTGTTAACGCAATGGGTTCAATGTGGTACACTGACGGATCTGTTTCTATTGATGGTGTTCCATTGGTAATGTGTAAAGGTATGACTTCAACAGTTGCAATTGCTACTTACAAGGATAACTTGTATTTCGGTACAGGATTGTTGAACGATACTCAAACTTTGAAAATTTTGGACATGGAAGACCTTGATGGTTCAGACAATGTACGTTTCATCATGAAGTTTACAGGTGCTGTTAACTACGGTAATGTTACTGACATCGTTACTTACGGTATCACAAACGGAGCTAACTAATAACAAGATTAATTAACTTAAGAGGGGAGGTAAAGTGCCTTCCCTTTTTTTATATATAGAAATTATGGCATGTGATTTATCATTGGGAAGATTACTTCCTTGTAAAGACACAGTAGGAGGATTAAAAGCTATTTTCTTCATGAACCAAGGGGACATGACGGGGGTAACTTATGATTCAACGAATACTGATGTAATTGAAACCGTAACGGGAACACCTAGCGGTTATAAGTACGACCTTAAAGGCTCTGCTAGTTCATTTGAGCAATCAATTGTAACTTCAAGAGATACGGGAACTACTTACTTTGAGCAGACTTTGAACTTGACACTTACTAAGCAAGATATTGCTACTCATAAGCAAGTGAAATTATTAGCTTACGGTAATCCAACAGTTATCGTAGTAGATAATAACTCTAACTATTTCATGTGCGGTTTAAAGCATGGAATGGATGTAACAGGTGGTACTATTACAACGGGCG